GCATCGACCGGAGCGCATGCAGTCAATCCATTCGTGACGCCGAGGATTCTGCCATCCTGCGAAAGTGATGTCGACGCGGGCTGTACAAGGCAATGCTCAATAGCCAGCCTTGTAGCGTTTTCCCAATCAGGGACTTCCGAACCTCGTTCGATTTTTACGGCGGGACGGATACGCGTGATAGTTGTATGCCATCTTTCAAGCAGTATCATGATTCCTCCCCGTCATAAAACTCGATAGTCCCGAACTGCTGTCGTCGCAGTCCGAGGCGCTTGAGATCATTTTTCATAATTGCGCCTGCAATGCCGCCGCCTGGAATCGCATAAGTGCCGGACCATGTATAGCCGATAGCACTCTGCGATTCCTGTGTCAGCGGGTCGCCGTCGAATGACTGGCGCATTGCCCTGATAACTATATCGACGGTCGTCAGTTTTAAAACATTCGCATATGCTGTACTGGCGTCCGCCATCTTGTCCAAATCTTTGCCGATGTTGGTGGCGTAAGTGCGGAGAGTGTCGGAAATAAGTTCCAATAATGCCTCAATCCGATCCATCTCCGCGCCCGTATAGTCTTTGCCTGTAATCTCCAGCACATCAGCGACTGTTGCAAAACTGGCCATGTGTTACTCCTTATTCGGTGATGATGCGGGAGAAGGAAGCGGCGTCGAGGATGCCGAAGCCGATATAAGCCTCTGCACGGAGAACGATCTGGTTCTTGCGCTTGAGGTCACCAAGACCATCGGGATCGCCGTACTCGATAACTTCAAGGGGCAGGTTTGCGGCATAGCCCCACTTGAAGGCGTTCTGGAAGTCGCCGATGATCGCGACATCTTTAGTGTCGGTGCCGAATGTCACGGTGTTATTTACGTCAATGCCATAGCCTGCGAAGGAAGCAGGGCGGCCGCCGAACTTGAATTCCGGATACTGAACGACACCATTGACCTTGACGGTTGCCATAGCTGCGCCGAATGCGGGAGCCATTGCGATGCCGGTGATTTCGCCATCTGCGGCATGGATCTGTGCGATTGCCGCCTCGATGTTATCGTCGGGAGTGGTAGCGTCATATGTGATAGTGTTCTCGACCATGATATCGAAGGACTTAGAACGAATGCTGTTCGCAACTGCACCGGTCTTCGGATTCAGACCATGGAAGCCGGTAATATCGACAGCGCGAGCGATCTTCTTTGCAAAACCATCGCCAAATGCCTGCAGGTAGGGCAGACGCTTCTCATCGCTCATGCGGATAAATTCATCGGTGAGACGATGCTGATAGACCAGTTTGAACGGATTGATCGTGACAGAGCCGAAAGCAGCTTCGCCGGGAGATTTAGTGTCGCCCTCTCCGACGAGTTCAGCCTCGCCGTCCATGCTGAATGTCATGACTTCGATGCCATTGAATGGGATCGGGTCGGCGCCGCAGAGGGATGCCAGAGCGGAGTGCCCTTTGACTTTAGAAAAAATATCAGTTACAAGTTCGGGAGCAAGGTCCAGATGAGTTGTAAGAGTTGCCATAATGTTGGCTCCTTTCTTATTCGCTTGTGATTTGTGAGGCGACAGACGCCCAGAGGTTCGAAGCGCCAGCAGGTGCTTTTGCGGTTGCCGGTTCGGTCGAGCCGATCGGTGCGGGCTGTGTCTGCGCGTTTATGAGTTTTACCATTGCTTCTGCATCGGCGCGGATCGCTTTCTCGTCCTCACCGTTGAGTCTGCCTGCCATCTGGTAGGGCAGTCCCATTTCCAGAGCAATCGCCGTTTTTACCGAGTCGGTCTCGTACTTTTTAACTTTTGCCGTGAGGTCAGCGATTGACGTCTCGTTTCCGGCAAGCGTATCGGTCTGCGCCTGAAGCTGTGCCTGCAGGGAAGAAATCTGCTGTACATACTCGGCATTTTTTGCCTTGATGTCGTCATAGTCTGCATACTTCTCAGCCGCTGATTGCTTTGCGCGTGCGATTCTCTCGCCGATGATTTTGTCAAGCTGTTCCTGTGTTTCGATGGGTGTAAATTCTGCCATCTGTTTCTCCTTTTCCCGATTTCCGGTCGGTATCCGTAAAAATGTGTATTAAAAAAGCACCGGTCGCCCGATGCCTTAATAATCAATACTTTGTTTTTTCTTCTCTGCCTTAGTGTCAGAACAAATCCAGTGCGCAAGAATCATACTGTCGAGCAGTGCGATATCCATATTCTCGATGAGAGATTGGTATCCGAGGCCGCCGTATGCCCCTATCTTCCGGCGTTCGCAGTTAGATACTACCTGCGTCACTGCTGATTGTTGCATGTGGCAAAATGTGCCGTTTTCCATTGCCATATCGAAAACCGAATTGGCTTTGATAAACTGTTGCACGCTTACCGTCTCAACATGTTTGATTTTTGCGTCTTTGCAAGCGTCTATGAGCACGTCAGAGCCGTTTTTGCCATCCACTACGCACTTTCGGACGTCTGCATTCTGCAGGAAGCTTACAAGCCATCCTACGCCGTCACGAATAGGGCGACAGCCTACAACTTCGCAGAAAATGCGGCTGTCTTTTGTGCGGACGGCAATGGATAGGACTGCATTCTGCCCGTCAACGCCGAACTTAATTCCGGCGAATAATTGTCCGGTCAGGTCCGGCAGTTTGCTTACCTGCAGTGCTTCCCACTCGTTCCGGCTGATTGCGGATTTCTGATTGTACTTAATCCACAGGCCGAGACGCTGGATGTTAAAATCCGTAATATCGTCGCCGATTTCCGAGCGGATCGTGCGCTCTTTGAGGACAGTGCCGAGTGACGGATTTGTTTCGTACCACAAATCGACATCATCGACATTGCTGACCATCTCAGGGATTGACCATTCAGCCCATCCGGAAGAATATGAATCGCCGTGCAGGACGTTCTTTCGGAACTTTGGGAAGACTGTTCCTGCGCTGATTGCTGTCGGCGGAGTCCCGAAGTAAATCGTCTGTGGATTTGCTGAATCCGTAACGACATATTTCAGAGCCGTCTCCTGTTCTGGCGTGTATTCCTGCGCTTCATCAATGATGAGTACGTCATACCCCTCGCCAAGTCCGCCAGAGGATGTGCGTGTTCGAAACTCGATAGCGCTGTTTTCCGTGTAGAGGTGCTCCTTACCGAACGCCTTAAATGACGAGGTGATATTAACACCTACTTTCGGGCAGAGCCTTGCAAGCCTGTCCCAGATAGCATGTGCCGTGCTCGTCCGGTGTGCCGTGTAGAGTATCCGTTCGCCGTTCGCCAAGCCCCAGACGCATCTTGCAAGTGCCATCTCTGACTTGCCGTTTCGACGCGGGACGGAGTAGCCAAATTTCTGATGCACCCATAGTCCTTCGTCGTCAATCGCCATAATGTCGAACGTAAGAGCGCTCTGCCAATCGAGCATGCTGTTTTCAGACTGATTGTACAGGTCTATGGCTTCCTGTGCTCTTGATGCTGTATAAGGCAGGATAACGGACACCGTCGGGGATTGTCTCCCGACTCTGTCCATACTATTCCTCCTTTACTTCGGCGGGGTCTTTGTTCCTCATCCTGCACCTCCTATCTGTTGTACCAGTTCCATTTATCCCTACTCGTTGTGTGTGTTCCACCTACATCATAATCAATCTGACAGCAACAGCCGTCATGACGCTCAAAACATCCGGCGTCATACGCATCTTGGTAATTGTCCCATTCTCCGCACCTGTCCAGACACCACTGACATGGTTCTGCGTACGGTGTGCCATTCCGAAGTCCCAGGCTGCTGTACCTGCGGACAATGTGCACGGTCAGCCCCATATCATAATGCGCCTGTGCGTTCTCACGGACGGTCTCATCTGCACTTTCCATAATCCGCCTTGATATGGCGTTGCGGACATAGTCAAGCGACACCTGTCTGGCACTGAAATCGCGTGCAAGTTCTCGGGTCTTATCCGCGCTGTATTTAGGCGCGAGAGTGTCGATGCCGAGTTTAGCCCGTTTTATTGCCGACCTGATCATGGATGTTTCCGCATTTACCGCATCGGAATGCGCACGCTTTAAAATCGGGTTTAATATGGCGACTATCTCGCTTTCAGTCATTGCAGAAAAATCAATACCATTCAACGCTTTGGCGGCCGCATCGCCGAGCGACAGAACATAATCCTGCACATCGGAAAATGCCCGCATCTTTCCGGACCGCTTTCGGGCGGCTTCGTATATCCTTAAAATTCTGTTTATATCTTCACTCATATCAGATACCTGTCAGCGAGTGGAGTTTCTCCTCGTCGAAGTAATCAGGGAATGCGGTCTGGATCTTCTGCACAGCGTCGCCGATTCCAGCAAGCGCAGAGACATCCGCCTCAAATATCGGCGCCCATTTGAGTTCTGTACCTGCGACCTGCTTTCGGAGATATGTCTGATTATCCCTCACGCACGCGGCGAGATATCCGGCGTTTAGGACTCCAACACCAAAAGTCCGCTGTGCTTTGCGGGCAGTTAGGCGGAGCGTTTCGTGCGCCGCTTTGATTGCTTCACTGCTCGATGGGTTCTGGGACGGAAAACCGAGGTCGTCCAATGTTAGGCCAGTCTCGCCCGCAAACAGTCCCGCAAGCATCCGAAGCTGTTCGCTGTGAGGAGTTTGCGCTGCCATCTGGAACTGCCCGACAGTCGGCTTGTCACCGTCCTCGTCCTTGTCAATCCGGAGCATGCTCGACATGGTTGCTCTCCACTTATCCATCCGTTCCGCATCCGGATCCATTCCGAGGATATATTTCTGCGGGAAGCTGTAGAACTCAGCTGAAATCTCCGAGCGCTTAATCGTACGGACTGCCGACTGCACGATGTTCATCATGCTCCGCTTGATGCGGCTGTGTCCGAACGGCCTTGTTGCGTCCGGTCTGTAGATCATCGGGACAAGCAGAGGATATGGAGCAGAGTGCTTATAACTTCGGACGAACTTACCCGCCTCATAGATATCCGTCCGAAACGGAATCAGGTACGCTTCCATGGTCGGCCTGCTGTACTTATCCTCTTCCAGGATCGCATAGCCTTCTGTCAGCATGTTTGTTATCGGATCAATGATTCCTGTCGCCTTCCTGCCGTCAATCGTGCGCATGACAGGGAAGCCGGTCTCATCCGCTGTGATATAGATAAAGTCACACGCCGAAATCAGCGCGCCAAGTATACCCGCATCAAGCATTACATCCTGATTGTTTGCCTTGAATGCTTCCGTCATGCCGAAAGCGTCGTTTCCGAAGCCTTCAAACACCAATCGGTCCGCAAGAGAATCGACCGCAGTCCCGCACCATCCAAGCGTACTCATCCATGCTCTAAGGTCAGGAGGGGTGCTGATATTCAGGTCTTTGACCAGGTATTTCATATCGTAATACCTGTATCTCAGGTCTATTCTGGGGCGCTTCTG